CGTCCTGATGACTGCTCGCTCGAGCTTCATGGCGTTCACTCCTTACCCAGGAACGATATCACACTTGCAGCCGGCATGCAGCGGTGGGCCACCAATTGGCTCCGTTGCAACGAGCCGGTCCGGGCCGTCGCCAATGCTGTCGCCGGGAGCGAGGAAGTAGCCGCGAGTGGGAACCCTGCGGCCATCCATCCGCTGGCACAGCGGACATGCATCGGCGTTCGCTCGCCAAACGAGCGTTCCAACGCCGGCCATTTGCCACGCCCAACGAGCGGCGCCGGCGGCTACCCGCACCACCTCGTTGGCGGCTACCTTCCCCGGTCGTTTCTCTTCCCACTCATCGGCGCGGGTGGTCAGCGTTTCTTCGAGCACCTCCACAGCCGTTTCGGCGATGAGCGTCCGCAGCTGGCCAATGGAGGAGTTGAGCTCCCGCTGCGCCAGGTTGTCCGTGTATGCCCGGGCGAACTCGTCGACGGCTACCGGCTGGGCGCCGACCTCGTCAAAGGCCACTTCGGCCACAGCGGCCGCCAGTGCCGTCACCAGCGGTAGCATCACCCGGTAAATCGTCTGCCGGTGGTCAGGATAGAACGTGTCGATCCAGTCGTTCAGCGCCCGCTTCGGATCGCCGCTCTGAATCGCCCGCTTGATGGCCCGCCGAAGTGCCTGCACCTCCGGCCGGACGAACCGTCGTGCGCCGTCCTCGAAGGCGGCCAAGTGCGCCTCGCGCAGCCGCTGCCGAATGGCTAGCGCTCGCTCTTCGGTGTACTTCGAGCGGCGCAAAGACCGCTGCGGCGCCGGTAAGTTTTCCGGCGGTCGGTCGGCAATGTCTTGAATCGGTGCCATGTTGAGCGGCATGAAGTACAGCTTCCCCTGCCCGCCCGGCAGCGGGTTCCGCTCCGTCAGCTCGCGCCACTCGTCAGCGTTAATGATCCCGTTCCGCCGCTCGATTTCCAGAATCTCGGCCTGTGTCTTCAAATCGCCGCGCAGGAGAGCCGCGACGTTGTACTTGCAGTAGTACTTGCCCCGCTCTTGCTCGGTAAAAAGGTCGTAATTCAGGACGTCCTCTTCCCGCTCGAGCCAGGGCGTAATGGTGAATTTCGCGAAGGCCACTAAGAACTGGCTGATGGCCGTCCCCCAGGTGGTCGCCCCGTCCGTCTTCTGTAGGAGGATCGGGTTGATATTCAGGATGCGGGCGACCTCGTCGATCTGCATCGACCGGGTCTGGAGGAATTGGGCGTCCTCGGGCGGCATGGTAATGGGCTCGAACTTCATACCGCCCCAAAGCACGGCGGTTCGCTGCGCTTTGGTCAACCCGCTATGCAGCTGGTTCCATTCCTCGCGGATACGGGCGCGCTCCGCGTCGTCCAGCTTCCCGGGATGGACCAAGACGCCTGACGGGCGGCCGCTGTTGCCGAAGAACTGGGCACCGTACTCGTTGGCGGCGACGGTCAATCCAAGGCTGTCCCGGAACAGCTTCAGGACACTGTAGCCCCTAAGCCCGTCGAATCCAAGTCCAGGCACATGGAGAACCCGGTCGGCCGACAGGTACACCTTGACACCGTTGACAATGGTCCAATAGACCTTCTTGCCGTCTCGGACCTCAACCCCGGTGCGGTCAGGCAACAGTGGCCAGAGGGCGATGGGGCGCCCTGCCCTGTCCCGCTCGATTTCGGCAAAGGAATCNCCCCACACCAGGACATGAGCTGCCCTGATTTCCTTGAACGTGAACGGCGTCATGTACGGATTCGGCCTGACGTGAAGCAAACGGTAGACCGGATGCTCCCGGGCCAGCCGGCGGCTACCATCGTCCATGCGCTCATAGACCTCTAGCGGCAGGCTGGCGATGGTCTGGCTGATAATCCGGACGCCGTTCCAAAAGGCCGTGATGCCCAGTGCCTTCTCGGGCGTCACCCGCACGCCGGTCGGCGACGGTGCGCCCCCGAGAGCGTCTGCCAGCCAGTCCGGCGCGTTCTTCAGTGCGCTTTTCAGAGTCGTATTCCGCTGTTCGATGCTGTCGAGGATTCCCATGCGCTACACCCTTCGCAGCGAAACGTAGAGGAAGACGACCCCGGGCGCGATGAGCGCCAGCGGAGGATACACGAAATACGCGCCTGCGGCCAGCATGGCGACCCCAGCATAGAAGTGGACGTCACGGGCATTGATGTGCCGGAAAATGTCCCGCATCGTCGCCCTCCTAAATCACGAACAACCCAGCGCTTTGCTTGCTGACTGCGCCGGCGGCGATGGCATCCTTCCTGGCTTCCCAGGACAGCACGGCGGCCATGGCAGCGTCGATCTTGTGCGGGCTGTCCGGCCGCTCCTTGCGAATCAACCAGAGCGGTCGTCCCTCGTCGTCCCGGAAAGGCAAGTCATACCTCCTGGCGTTNCCCAGGTGCCGCTCCAGGTCCTTGTTGCCGTCGTGGCTCAGGCTTCCTTCGGCAATCGCCGATGCGAAGGACTCCAAGGCGTAGGCCATGGGCTTCCGCCTGTTGGTCCACCACTCGATGACCCTGTCTTCGCCGTAGCGGCCTTGCCACGCCGCCACCCAGGACTGCCAGTATTGCGGGTCGGCGTACATGCGCCAGACATCGTACCGCTCGAACAGGTCCGTGATGACGGCGTCGACCTCGTCGACGGGCACCTGCCAGTCTTCCTTCTCCTGGCCGTTGGCGTCAATCGGACGCTCCCACAGGCCGGCAAGCCATTGGTAGCCGGTTTCGACGTGCGTGGCCACGATGGCCGTGCTGTCGTGGAACATGGCGCCGTCAAAGCCGATGACGATCAGGTCACCGTCCTTCACCGGCGATTCGGCCACGGCCAGCTGGCGCCACTTCTCGATGTCAAACGCCTGCTTCCCGCCCTTGACCAGCTGGTTCAGCCACACCCGGCGGAAATAGCGCCGATCCATCGTCGGGTCGCGCCAAAGATCCACAATGCCGTCGATGTCCCGCCAGGACGCGGCAGCGCCGGACGCCTCGATGACGGCCCGGCGCACGTCCTCTTCCGTTTCGAGCGGGTTGTCTTCGCTGGCATACCGCCAGTAGAAGAACAGCCGCGATTCCTTGATCCGCCCCTCGGCAACCGCCCGGGCGTACTCCAGCGAATCTTCGGCAACCGACCCAGCGCCTGGCTCCGGCGCCGTCGTGATTTCGAGCATCCACGGGTCCGCCTGCCGCCGCTTCGGCAGGTTCGCCATCATGGTGACGTAGGCTTGTTTAAGCCGCGGCAGCGTCCACCAGTGGGTTTCGTCCGCGACCTGGAACGTGGTGCGGGCGCCGTCTCGGGCGCTCGGAGCGCCGGCCAGGGATACCGCCTTCCCGTCGCCGCTCCGGCGCATGATGCGCTCCAGCCCCAGGTCGAAGTCATCCCGCAGCGGCGACTCCTGCAGGATGGCCAGCAGCGCACCGTAAGCCAGTTCGTCGCTTTGCTCCTCGGTGTAGGCAACCAGCGGGATGTATGGGTCCGTGACCGGACCGCCAATGGGCTCTCCGTCGCGCGTCCATCCTACCGTCCGCACCGGGGCCTCCGGGTGCAGCTCGCAGGCCGCAATCCACGCCGCCAGCTCCGTCTTCCCGACGCCCTTTGGTAAACAGAGAACCACCCGTTTGAACCGGCGCCGGCCGGCCAGCGGGTGATTCTTCGGGTACACCTCGTACATGCGATAAATGAGCGCCCGCTTTTCGTCGTCTAGGCGAACGGGCTGGCCGCGAAGATCGCCAGGTCCGTGGACGAGGTAGCGCTCAATGAACTCACAGACCTGGGGCCCGAGTGTCGGCCAATATTGGTCGCCGTCGTCAGGCACCATGAGCACCGCCACGCTACTTCACCACCCGCAGAAGCGCCCGCGGGTCACCAGCCGGCGACTGNTGCTGTGCCTCCTCCACAGGCCGGTGCGGCCTCTTCCGCTCGGCTTCCTCACCCTTGGCGATCTCCCAATGCAGGCGGGCCCGGTCGACGGGCGACAGGCCGAAGCGGGCTTCCTGCAGTCGAATCTCCTGCAACAGCTCCTTGCGGAGCTTCGGGTTGTCGGCCTTGTGGTAGTCGTCAACGAGGACCGCTAGCCTAGCCAGCCCGTCGACGTCGGTCTCCAGGTACTCACTGGCCATCGGCGACTGCCACACCCGACGCCACCATGCCCGGGTGAGCCGGTGCCACCGACGCCCATCGGGAT